CCAACCTACACAGAGAACGTTATCTTTGACGCGAACTCGTTTAGTAGTGACGGCTCAACTGTTGACGCGACTGGTGACACCATCGACGTTAAGAGCTTCGACTCAAGTGCTATAGACCAAACCTTCACGCTTCAAGGTGAAGACTACTACATGACAGTTCACGGAAATGTCATCTTCTCAAGCTCAATGTCGTTAACGAACCTTGGCCTGTGGGCAATCGCAGAGGACGACAACCAGTACACGATTGACACCAAGGGAATACCGTTCCAGCACAACCACATCCGAATCGACCAAAATGCGACAACTGGTTCGTTCATTCTTCAAAGTGACCTCTACCAAGAGGGAACTGGAAGCGAGTTCTATACCTGGATAAGAAGCGCTGTGCTCGACATGAACGGGTACGACCTAAACGTTAACAACCTGTATGCTGACGGCGGACAACTAGTTGGAAGCGGAACAATCACAATTAACGATAGGTTCGGCCAGTGGGATACTGGTCCGGTTGAATCTGGCCTCGACATCGTCTACAACGGGTCTAACCTGTCTGGATTCGGCGGCTGGGGATACCTCGACTTCGGTAACAACCTAACAGACGTTAACAGCATAACTATCCAGTCAACTTCAGGACTAAGCGGCGTTGAGTTCTACAATTCAATTACCGCTGCAACTTGGTCATTCGAGCCTGACACAAATATCACCTTCGATAGTGCAAGCACATATACTGGTTCAACGTGGAACTTCAACGGTACGTCTGGCCACGTCGTGACAATGAACAGGTGGAACGTCTCTGGACAGTTCACGTTCAGTGATTCATCAGGAACCAACACCGGTAACTACCTTACAATCAGTAACAACATCGCGACCGGCGGTGCTTCGTGGCTTCGAGGCACTGGGTTCACTGGAACAAACGTCTCAGGTTGGAAGCAGACACTAACAATTTCACACACCACTGACGCACTTAAGAGAAAGCAAGCGACTCTAACTCACACCACAGATTCCAATAAGCGCAAGGCTTACACAGTCTCACACAGTACGGACGCTAACAAGAGACGACAGTACACCCAGACTCATACTACAGACGCCTTGTTGAGAAAGCGACTTACACTTTCACATACAACTGATGCTCTCAAGCGAAAGTTCTTCAGCCTGTCTCATACGACTGATTCTCTCAAGCGAAAGAGCAATACTGTAACACATACTACTGACTCGTTGAAACGAAAGCAGTTCACGGTTGGCCACAACACCGACGCTAACCTGAGAAAAGTTACTACAACATCACACACGACAGATGCGAACAAAAAGAAGGCCAACAATACCGTAACTCACACTACGGACTCCTTGAAGCGCACTCGAAACACCCTGAGCCACACGACGGACGCTTACTTGACCCCAGCTTTGGTCACTTACACGATTACTCACACTACGGACGCTCTAAAGCGCAAGCAGAGCACGCTTTCACATACTACAGACTCAAATAAGAAGAAAGCGAACAACACGGTCACTCATACGACCGACGCCAACAAGAAAAAGAGTAACCTTGTCCTAACGCACACCACTGACGCCCTTTTGAGAGCAATTAAGACCGTAAGTCATACGACAGACGCCTTGAAGCGTACCCTCAACACTCTCTCGCATACCACAGACTCACTTCTACGCAAAGCTAATACACTTAGCCATACTACGGATTCGAACAAGCGACGCGTCACCCTAGTGAGCCATACGACAGACGCTAATAAGCGAAAAGCGTATACCGTTGCTCACTCAACCGACGCGAACAAGAAAAAAGCGAACAATATCGTCAGCCACACAACTGACGCTCTTAAGAGAACCGTCAACACACTAAGCCATACGACCGACGCACTGCTTCGAAAGAGACTTACTCTCACTCACACCACAGACTCATTCTTGAGAGGCTCCAACGTCGTAACTCACACAACAGACGCTAATAAACGGCGTGCCTACACAGTTTCACACACAACGGACTCGAACAAGAAGAGAGCATACACCGTTTCTCATACCACTGACTCCAATAAGAAAAAGGCAAACAATACTGTTAGCCACACTACAGATGCGCTCAAGAGAACACGAAATACCCTGTCTCATACAACCGATGCGCTCAAGAGAACAATAACTGCAGTCGTTCACACTACCGACGCGCTTCTACGCCGACGCTTGACTCTGTCTCACACTACAGACAGCAACAAGAGAAAAGCTCAGACAGTTTCACATACAACCGATTCAAACAAGCGCCGAGCGTACACAGTAAGCCATAGCACTGACGCTAATAAAAAGAAAGCTGATATAACAGTTAGCCATACTACTGACGCGCTTCTACGGTCTGCAAACACTCTTCAGCACACGACTGACTCGAACTTGAAGAAGAGCTTTACGGTATCTCACAACACGGACGCCTTGTTCTACTCTGCAACAAGCCGAAGCCACAACACTGATGCGAACAAGCGTAAAGCTACAACCGTAAGCCATACTACCGACGCGAACAAGAAGCGTGCAGCAATCACAATCTTCCATACTACCGACGCATTCTTACGACGTCGTCTCACGTTGACCCACACTACCGACTCAAACAAGAGAAAAGCAACGACTGTTTCTCATACTACAGATTCTCTGAAGAGAGCAAGAACCGTTGTTAGCCATACGACCGACAGTAACAAGCGCAAGGTATTCACGGTAAACCACCTAACTGACGCACTCAAGCGAGCAGTCAATACTCTAGTACACTCAACTGACTCGCTTCTGAGAAAAGCAAACACAGTTAGCCACTCAACGGACGCAAACAAGAAGAAGGCTGGAAACACAGTCTTCCACACCACAGACGCTTACCGGCGTGGTGCTAACCAGGTCCAGCATACAACCGATGCGAATAAGCGCAAGGCTGGATTAACCGTCTTCCATACTACAGACGCTCTGAAGAAGAGACGCTTGACAGTATCACACTTAACTGACGCCTTGAAGCGAAAAGCTAATCAGCTTTCTCACACGACAGATTCACTATTGAGAAAGGTCTTCAGTAAGCTCCATTTGACAGACGCTCTTAAGCGCAAGGCAAATACAACCAGCCACACGACTGACTCAGCTTTGAGGACTCAGAACACTGTAAGCCACACGACTGACGCGACAACTACAACTCGCCACACTGTCCAGCACTCGACTGACGCCAACAAGCGAAAGGTTAGCAGTGTTTACCACACAACTGATACCAACAAGTCAGCACCGAACTTGGTAAGCCACACCACAGACGCATTCATTAACGGAGCTCCATTAACTTCAGTTCACGTCACTCTCGAGACCGAGGACCAATCATTCGTCCTTGAGAGCGATACCACTCAATACGTGGTGCTAGAGTCAATGGACCAGAATGTTATAATTAGAGTAGAGGACTAAGTATGCCAGTATATTTGACCGTACAAGGAAACACGGCGCCAGCAATCGACTTGAGCTTGCGCTACAAAAGAAGCCGCCAGCCAATCGACTTGACTGACGCAAGTTCTGTTGATTTTATCATTCAGAACATCAAGACCAAGGCAATTACGAACGCAGGACACCAGTCTTGCACTGTAACTGACGCAGCCAACGGTTCGATAATCTATGAGGTTCAGGACGGAGACTTCCCGAACTATAAGACCGACTATCGGTGCGAGGTGAAGATTACCTACGCGGACAGCACGAAGCATGTTGTCTACGACCAGCTAATCGTCGCCGTTCGTCCGCCGATAGAAGAAGTGTCTTAGGAGAGAGCGAATGTCACTTGAACAACTTCGAAGATTAGCCGAGAACCCAAACTACCAGATGAGCCCTAAGCAGGTTTATCAGTTGAATGAGGAACGAAGAAAAGCATATAAACGTAAACGTCCTGTAAGGGCCACGACAAAAGTCGAGAAACACCCTACTGCAGTCAATAAGCATGATAGAAGGATAGATGATGAGCAAGGAACACAAACTAACTGATATTAAGTGTCCGTTTAAGAAGAGAAGCAAAAGCAGCGGAATGCTGTACACCTGTAACCGAGTCTGCGTGAAGGTATATCCTGGAAGCGCTGGCGAGGTCTGGTGCCGAAGCTGTAAGTTAACGTTCGCTTTTGAGGTAGACGGCCAAAGCCAGGTTAGAACACTCATAAATGTACAGCGTGAACAGTAGCTACTTTTGTTATAATAAGAATAGGAAGCTAAGAGCGAACTTTTATCGCCTGCAAGAGCATACGAGAAATGCCAAGATAACGCGTCCTGTGGCAACTTAATATGAGAGGTCTACATGACAAAGATTGTCAAAAACCATGTAGGCGTGCTCGTTGAGAAGAACGCTTTTGTTGATGAAGGCGATGGCGTAGTATCGTTTCCGCGAGGTTTGGTCATTAGTGACAACTCTGAGCAGCGAAACGGCACTAGGTACGACATCAAGAGCATGGACCTATCAGAGTACGGCGGTCAGGTAACTGCAGACCACTTTGATAGACTTGAAAACATTATTGCTGGAGTTGAAGGCCTTTCTAAGGTTGGAAGCAAGGTAATAGTAAAAAAGATTAACTATCTTGTCAAGGAAAATCCACTTGCTCGGTTAGCGTACAACCTATTGCTGAGCCCTAAGGTACCAACAAACTTTTCTATCGAAACGTATGGCCCATGGCCAACCGAGGAAGACCGAGTCTACAAGGACGCGAAACTCATCGGGTTAAGCCAGGTGGTTGTTGGTAATAACAAGTCAGCTACAGTCAACTCAATTGTGCGCAACTCAATTGAGCAAGCCAAGGAAGACGGCCTCGATACTTCAGAACTTGAGAAGGAACTCGAGCTTGATGCTAAGGAAAAAGACATCAAGATTGAGCAAACTCACAAGGGTGAGAAGGAAGAGGACGCCGACAAGAATAACAATAATAACGATAAGGACAAGGAAGAAATGACTTTCGTAACTATCAAGAACGGCCGTGAGTTCGCTGTTAAAATCAGCTACACTAACGCAGCCGGAGACACGGTAGAGACCGAGCTTGCTCCTAACGCTACTCTAGACGTCAGCAGCGACCAGCAAGAGCGTGTTGAAAAGCAAATCAACGACGCTGAAGCACCTGCAGTACCTGCACCAGCTGGTGACGACGACAAGGGTGACGACGAGGAAAAGGGCGGAGTTTCAGAGAACAAGCTAGCTGAGCTGATTGCAAACGCTTTGAAGCCAATGCAAGAGCAAATGACTAAGCTTGAGCAGTCTGCTTTCGACAAAGGTGCTAAGAAGCCTGAGTTCAAAAAGCAAGACAACGGCGTGAAGAACGCTAAGAACGAGTTCGCCTCAATGAGCTGGCAAGAGCGCCACGGCAAGCAGATTAACGCTGCTTGGGACATCCTGAAGCGTCACGACCAGAGCAAGTGGGCAGAGCTCAACGCTATTAACGAAGTAAACCTTGAAGGCTTGAAGGAAAAGGGTCTGGTTCAGAACTCTATGACCATCACTGACTTCGGCAACTTCGTCATTAGCCAGGAAATGCTTACCGACATCGAAGGTAACAGAAACGACTACACCCCACTTGTAAACGCTACCAACTGGAAAGAGACTCTAAGCACACAAATGGCTTGGATTACTCGTAGCGGTGACATCTCAATGGAAGAAGTTGAGTTCTGCGACGACGATAACGACGGTAACCTAAAGCCAATCAGTGAATACGGTGCAGAAATCGACACTGCTAACCTATTCGAGCTTGCTGCTGTTACACCAGTTTGTAACGCCGCTACTCGTTTCCTAGCAGTTGACCTTCTGTCAGACGTTGCAGCTGGTTACCGAAACGACTACGACCGCAAGCGAGCTCAGCTCGTTGTAGCACGCCTAGAGCAGGCAGTCGAGGGCAACGGCAACAGTGTTGTTTACGACACTAACCCATCTGTTGAAGCTTTGGTATCGCTTCTACAGGCCTACGCTCAAATCGCTCAAACTACACCAAACGGTACCTTCATCCTGAACAACTCTAGCTACGCAAGCATTCTTGCTTACGCACTACGAGCAGGAATCAGTGGTCCACTTTCACAAATCTTCACTACAGGCGACCAGCCTCGCATGTTCGGACGACCTTACATCATCGTAAGCGACGACTTGCTTCCAAGCCTTGACACTGCAGCTACAGTTAGCTTCACAGTCGAGGGTCAGACAGTTACAGTTAACCACGCTGTGTTCTACGCTGACTTGAGCAAGTTCACAGGTCGAACAAGCGGTGGTCTACAGTACGACCTAAGCACCGAAGCTTCTTACGAAGACGGTGGTCAAGTGAAGTCTGCCTACCAGCGCAACGAGTTGGTTCTCCGAGGAAGCTTCTTCCGAGGTGGTGCTATCACCGACCCAACACGTGTTGCAGGTATCTTGGCTCCCGGCGTAAGCTAAGCCAAGTAAACCAAAACTTAAGTAAGGGAATATAGTCGTGGAGCTTAGTACATACGAGCAATTAACAGGATTGAAGGTTAGCAGCGCCAGAAACGCTATCGTCACGGCAGCTATTAACCGTAGCCAAGCGATTCTCGAAACCATGCTAGGCTTCACACTTGACCCCGAAAAGGTAGAGACGAACCTTTACAACGAACTTGGGAAATCACGTTCAGAGTGCTCTTGCCCAAGTGTGAATACCGATAACTTAGACGACGCAGATGAAGTAGTTGGCAGTTACAGACTGTTCATGTACGACCCGAACGACAAGTACTTCCACGTCGACCCGTTTGTCAAGCTGCACAAAGTGAAGTTGGTCTGGGTACGACCAGGAGACTCAGAGGACAACCCTCAAGGAGTTACCATCAAGACCTTTGACGCAGACGACATCCGAGTCGAGCTTGGACATGCTGGTTGGGCGAAGTACATCGAGCACTGTCTCGACTGCCTGTGCGTATGTGATTGCAAGAACTGTGTTCAGCTAGCGGTTGACGCTGACTGGGCATGGGACGACTCAGAGAACATTCCTCAAGACCTTCTGTACCTCTGGGCAGATATGGTGACATACTACTCAAACCCAAAGAAGGACATTAAGAGCGAATCCATCACTACTCACAGCTACACTAAGTTCGACAATACCGCACCACAAGACGAGCCACACAATCTAGCTGTAATACGAAAGTATGCTGGACAACACGGTTCAGCTGTGGTAATGCCGGTATGAGTGTCGAATTAGATTACAAGGACACAGTCCAGTTGGTGAAAGTTAAGCGTTCCAGCGATGGTTACGCTACAGAGGTCATCGACGAACTGGTTGACGTAAACGCCCTTTTCCTAGCTAACACAGGTTGGGTCCACGGTCAAAACCAGTCTGGAGTGACGTCCGACGCTCAAGTCTACCTAGACCCCGAGAATGATTTTGTCTTAGACAACTACAATCGCCTCGAGGGAATGCTCCTAATCTACAACAAGTTTGGAGAGGACGAAGGAGATGCTTGGTACCGGATAGAGAGCGTCATTGTTGGAGAGGATAAGCTACTCGACAACCAAATCGACAACATCCAGTGCTCGCTTAAGAAAACAACGGAGATAAACTATGTCAGTTAAGGTAACCGACAATTCAGCAATAGTTAAGCTGAGAGTAGACTCAGCGACTAGCTTGTTTTTGCGGTTCCTTATCGAAGACGTACATAGATTTGCGCGCCCAGTCACGCCAAAGGACCAAGGACACCTTCGAGACGACGTTCTCAAGCAAGTACTTGGAAAGCATGGTAGGATTGAGTGGAGAAAACAATACGCTGCTCCTCAGGAAGCTGGATTCGTGGGCCCGACTCACGCACCAGTCAGACGATACACGACACCTGGTACAGGACCGCACTACGCAGAGAGAGCAGTTAAGTCGGCCATAGCAATGGCACCTCAAACAATGAAGAGAGCAGGATTGACAACATGACAGTAGCAGCTTCATTCGCAACATATCTCCAATCGCTCGGTATTGGCACACTTGGGCAAGACCTTTGGATTGGCGAAGCACCTAGTTCAAACGAAGTCCCAGACAAACTCTGGTGGATTGTTCCATCAGGTGGCGCTCCAGTTCGCAAGAACAAAACGGGAGAGCTGACGAAGGCATACATCTTTCAAGTATACTCACGGAACCGCAACTACCGAGAGTTAGAGCAAGCAATGTTCCAACTTGAAGAAGACCTTAACTGTGACGGTTGCACACAGCTTGACGGGTTTGATACTGTGGACATTGAAGCAACCACTTTTCCAATCGACAACGATTTAGACGGTGAAGACAGGAAGGTCGGTCTGCTTCAAGCAACATTAACTATCTATAAGGAGTGCTAGGAAATGGCATTAGTAAGAGGACCCTTCGACATCACTTGGGGAGCAAACACCCTATCAAATGTTGAAGAAATCGAGAACGAGTTCGAGCAGGACAGCGAAGACTACACAACTGTGCAGCACAACACTTACCAGCTCGACGGGCCAATTAAGGCCACAGTAACCTTGACCCTGCTTGCTTCTGACGTTGCAGCACTCGCCGCTGTACTACCTCAGTACCACGTTGCAAACGGTGGTACGATGAGTACCGGTGAGACTGTAACTGACAGTGACGGCGCCATCGACGTTGCTGCACTTTCTTGCGATGACGACCCGGTCTACAATGACCTGGACATCGTAAGTTGCGGTAACCCAGGCCAAGTCTACCGACTTGTAAATGCTCGCACAAAGATTGACAGCATCGAGTTCGACGACAAGATTCGAAAAGTTGCAGTTCAATTCATCGGTGAGCCTGCACAAGGCGAAGCAAACGTACAGTTCTTCAAGGAAGGTACAATAGCAGTAGCTAGCTAACATTAACCTATAACAGGAGCATTGCCCCATGAGCAAAGATTACAACTTTGACGAAATCAGTGAGCAAGACGGTCCAACCGTCAAGATGGGTGGTCACACCTACAAACTAGTCTATCCAACAGTCGAGGACATTGAAAAAATCCAAGGCCTAAAGACAGACCAGGAACAAACCGACGCGATTTACGCGTTCCTAAAGCCTGAGAGTGCTGACGCACCGCCGTTTAAGGACGTGATTCGCAAAGCGAACGTTAAAGTCATAAAAGCATTCTCAGAAATGGTGAAAGCTGAGTTTGGAGTAGAGTAACATGGCTCGGATAGAGGTACAGAAAGTTGTATCTCAGTCCAAGAAGCTTAATGCGCGTGCGCTGCTAGCAGAGCTGTGTTACTACTACCCACAGTACACGTTAGCTGCCGCGCGCAGACTTCCAGCAAGGGACGTAGTACTGCTGCTAAAAACCGCTAGGAAGAAGGACTCCGAAAGGTACCTCAATCTGACGCAAATAGCAGCCGCACCGCATACCAAAAAAGGCCAAGGTGTCAAAAAGCTACTAAAGCGATACGAAAGAGGAGCCAAAGATGGCTAGTTCAATTCAAGGTGGTTCAGTCGTATGGGACTTCGACGTCAATGACCAGAAGTTCACTGCTGGAGTTGCAAAAGCTTCGGCTGAGGCGAAGGCCCTTGGTACTACGCTTAACAGCATAGACGCCAAGAAGCTTTTGAATAACATGGAAGACGGATTCAACTCCGTCGCTAATACAATTAAGAAGGTCGGCATTACCCTCGGTCTAGTCGCGGGCGCTGCTGGCTTTTTTGCTGTGAAAACTGCAAGCGACTTCGAACAGTCAAGAATCGCATTCGATACAATGCTTGGTTCATCAGAGGCTGCTCGAAAGATGATGCAGAACCTATCTGACTTCGCTATCAAGACTCCATTCACCCTACCTGAGGTCGTAACTGGCGCGAAACAGCTCCTTGCCTATGGTATTAGTGCAGAGAACATCTTACCTGACCTAAAGGCGCTAGGGGACATCTCTGCAGGTGTAGGACGTGATAAGCTACCATTCTTGACGCTAGCCTTCGGTCAGGTGGCCACAAAGGGTAAGTTAGCTGGTCAGGAAATCAGGCAGTTCACTGAAGCTGGTGTTCCACTTGTAGCTGAGCTGGCCAAGACACTTGGTAAGACAAAAGAAGAGATTACCAAGATGAGCGAAGAGGGTCAGATTAGCTTCGAGGACGTTCGCAAGGCTCTCCAGGGAATGACTGGTGAGGGTGGACGATTCTTCAACCTAATGGAGAAGCAGTCTCACACCTTCGGCGGTGTTATGAGTAACATCCAAGACCAAATCGGCCGAGTAACTCGGTCTGTTCTTGGTATCTCTGAATCTGGAGACATCGCGAAAGGTTCAATCTTCGAGAAGCTTAAGAACGCAGCTCAAGCACTACTCGACTGGTTAAACAGCAACACAGAGCAGATTAAGCGCTGGGCAAGTCTAGTTATCGACAACTTCGGAACTATCGGTGCTGCAATAGCAGGACTCGCTGCTGGATTCGTCGCCCTTAAGGTGGCGGTTATCGGTGTCAATATCGCAAAATCAGTCGTTGGCGTGATTCAATTCGTGAAAGCAATCAAGGCGGGAACAGGAGCCATGGCAGCGTTCAACGCTGTGTCTGCTCTTAACCCGTTCGTTGCAATCGGTATTGCTATCGTCGCTCTCGTCGGCGGACTTGTATTCTTACAGCTTAAGTTTGGAATCTTGACTAAGGCATTCGAGAATCTGAAGCCAGTCATCGAACCGGTAGTCAACATCTTTAAGGACCTTTGGGACAGTATTACAACAATCGCAAAAGCAATCGGTGAGCAGCTCGCTCCTGTCTTCCAGTTCGTAACGAAGCATATCAAAGCGTTCGCAATCGCGCTTGGTGTTGCGCTGCTTCCTGTTATCCTTCCGATAGTGGCTCCAATCTTAGCGTTCGTCGCTGGATTGAAGCTGCTAAGCATTGTCCTTGGATTCGTCGCTGACCACATTCAAGGGTTTATCAAGATTGTCAAGATAGGCTTCTTGGTAGCGTTCGCTCCGCTTATCGCAATCATCGCTCCAATTGTTCTACTTATCAAGAACTTCGGAGCAATCATGTCGTGGTTAGGAGATGTCTTCTCAACAGTTGGAGGAGCAATCGCTGACGTTGCAGGAACAATTAAGAACGCTGTCGTGACCGCGTGGCAATTCATCTACAGTGTGACCGTGACAGTATTTACAGCAATTTGGAACGTCTTAAAGCCAATCCTTGACTTCATCAAGAACTTGTTCATCATTGTCTTCGGTAGCATTCTAATTGTGATACTAACGGTGCTTCAATTCATAAAGGACGCAATCGTTAACGCGGTAACCTTCTGGTGGAACATCATCTCGACTGTTCTCGGGTTCATCTGGAACGTTGTTCAAACGGTTTGGAATGCAATATACGGAGTAATTTCAAGTGTCCTAGGATTCATCTGGGAGCGCCTCGTTAATGCTTTCAACTTCTACAAGGACTTAATCGTCAACGTATTCACAGCGGTCTGGAACTTCATTAGTGGAATCTGGAACCAAATCTATGCTGTAATTAGTGGAATCGTCGGAAGAATCATCGACTTCTTCAGGCCAGCGTTTAACTGGCTGCTCGAGAGAGGTAAGGACATCATTCGAGGACTTGTCTCAGGTATCTCAGCAGTCGCTCACATGGTCTGGGACGCAATCAAGGCAGCAGCTGACCAAATCGGTAAGTTCTTCAGTGGCGCTGCGAGCTGGTTGTTTGAGACCGGTAAGGCAATCGTCCAAGGTCTCATTAACGGAATCAAGCACATGGTCGGTGCAGTCGGTGACGCGGCTGCTTCAGTTGCAAACACTGTCAAGGATAAGGTTAAGGGTCTTCTTGGAATCCACTCACCATCAAGCGTTATGGCCGGTTACGGTAAGAGCGTCATGGAGGGTATGGCAATGGGAATCGAGGACAATCAAAAGGTTGTTCAGAACGCGCTGACAAGCCTTGGTGGAGCAGACCTTCAAGCAACAATGACACCAGTCGTTGGACAAGAGGACATCACAGGTGGAGCAACCAGTCCAGTCATCAACCACATTGGTACAATAAATATAGGCAATGAAGTCGACGGTGACGCATGGCTTAACAAGCTTACACGCCAAGATGAAATTGGCCGAGCAGGATTAGTGGCAGGGAACAATGTATAACACACCAGTATATTTCAATAACTTCAACCTCTCAAGTCTACAGGGCGTGAGAATCTATAACCATGACTTCTCGAACATGCCAAGTCGTGAGTTGAAGAGCAATAAGATTGCGAGAGCAGACAAGTCAATTCTGACGTCAGCTGAGTACAAGGACAAGCCTGTCTACATCTACGGCGGCGTCGGTGGAGCGACCAAGCAAGAGATTGACCAAAACTTTGACCGCTTAAAAGGTGTCGTCCAGGTCAACGAAGGCGTGTTGATGATTGAGCAAGGCGGTGAAAACGTCGAGTACACAGGAACGCTCCAAGGAATTGAGAAGCAGTACTTTGGAAAGACCTTGAAGTTCACGCTCACGTTCCTATGCTCTAACCCAATCGGAGCAGCTACCGCGACTGATACACTGCTCAACGTTACAAACACTCTCGTTACCAACACCTGGCTTCTTAACATTGAAGGAAGCTTTAAGGCAGAACCATACTTTACGATTACAATTACATCCGGTTCTGGATTCACTACGAAGACGATTAGCTTACTGAACGGTGCAAACGGTCAAGGTATACGAGTCACAAGGACCTGGTCAGCAGGCGATGTGCTCGTGGTCGATTCCGCAAACCGGGTGCTTACGGTAAACGCTGTTGCTGTTGATTATCAAGGAACGTTCCCAAGCTTCTTCCCAGGAGCTAGGTCGTTCCAGTACATTGACGACTTCACGACCCGTAACGTTTCGATTAACATAACTTACAACAAGCAATACGCTTAAGGAGAAAACATGAGTACATTTCCATCAAACGCATTCATGACGACAATCTTTGGAGACATCACGGCTGGTACTCCGTACCTTGCTCTGTATACTTCAAACCCTACAGCAGCTGATACTGGAACAGAGGTTTCAGGCGGACTGTACGCTCGTCAAGCGATAACGTTCGGAGCGCCGTCAGGAAGCTCAATGAGCAATAACGCAACCATCACGTTTACTGGTGTACCAGGTGGAACCATTACCCACTGGGGAATCAGGACAGCGTCGACTGGTGGAACACTCCGAGTCTATGGTGCTTTAACAAGCAACGTGGTCTCAGAAACAGGTGACAATGTAATTTTTAGTCCGGGTGACATAGTTATCAACCTCGGCGGGAGCTAATCTAAATGGCCAATAGGTACTGGGTCGGAGGTTCAGGTAACTGGACTAGCACAACTAAATGGTCCTCTACTAGTGGAGGTGCCTCTGGTGCTAGTGTCCCAACTTCTGCAGACGACGTATTTATTGACCAGAACTCAAGTGCTGGTACGTTTACGATTACAGTTGGCTCAAACGATGTTAACGTTCGAAACTTCTCAGCTCAAAACCTAGATGACTTCGCAACAATTAGCATTAACAGCACATTCAGGTTCTTCGTCCATGGTACATATTACGGTAACAGCAACATTTACTTCACTGGTGGCAACACGGTTGCAGCTCCGTTTTTCTATGAGCAGACCAACTCAAACTCAACGAAGAACATCACATGGAATGGTACGCTGTTCAACACTGAGATTAAGTTCAACGAAAACACTCCACGAGGAACAAAGTGGGTATTCCAGGACGCTCTTACAAGTCCATTAAGCGTTAGACTGTACTCAGGACACATCGACACGAACGGGCAAAACGTCGATGTTTACGCTTGGGACGGTATTAGCCATGACGCTGGACAGTTGACGCTTGGTGCCTCTGTAATTAACATTCAGACAGCCTTTGACGCGAACCCAAATAGAACAACGTCTGCTGCAAGCGCAACGATTCGATTCTACGGCTCATCATCAAAGACGTTTGGTGGTGCTGATAAGACATATGGTAAGCTTCACAACGCAGGAAGCGGTGTTCTTAACATTCCAATCTATGTTGGAACAAGCGATTACAACTTAAACAACACGGTTAATGCTCTAGAGCTTGAGCCTGGTACAACACTGACAACCGGTGCGGTCCACGCTGGTAACAGATTCAAGCTTAACATTAACGGTCCTGCGACTATCTCTGGAACCAGTGGCAACTTGGTTACGATTAACACGAACCTTGCTGGCAACTACGCTGAGTTTTACTCAAACCAGGGATACATCTCAGGAGACTACCTCTCAATCAAGGACAACCATGCAATCGGACCGACAGCTTGGTACGCAGGAACACACTCAACGAACGTCAGTGGAAACACTGGCTGGACGTTCACAGCTCCACCTCCGCTTGTAAGTACGATTAGCGATGGATTTGATACCTTCAACACATCACTTTGGGACGGTTACAACAACTACTCAGTCTCTGGAAGCAACCTTGTACTAACAAGTCCAGCTTTAACTCAAGTCTACTCAGGCGCAACATCTGACAACAGATACATGCTTTACGGAAGCCAGGCTTGGGTACAGCTTGTCGACATGGGAAACCAGAGCTTCAACAACTGGGAAGCATTCTTCCTCATGCGAGTCGACTCAACTAATGAGGTTGGTTTCTTCGTAACTCAGAACACAATTCGAGCATACAAGAAGGTGGCTGGAACGAGAAGTGACCTGTCGAACGTCGCTTACGTTCCGGCAACTCATAAGTTTATTAGGCTTCGTGAAAACGGTGGCATTTTATACTGGGAGTACAGCTCTAACTTCACAACCTGGAACATCTTCACGTCGGCAGCTCCTCCAATCAACCTATCTAGCTTAACGGTTGAGTTTAGCGCTGGAACGTGGAACAACACTGACAACAGTACATCAGTCTCAGCAAAGTACGATAACTTCAACATTTCAACTAGGTCTGGTTCAATATCAGGAACGATATTATTCTCAGGTGGAGCTGACCGTCCTGAGCTAGATGCGTACAGAGATATATCAGGTACGATATTATTTAGTGGCTCTGTCAACGGTAGTCCTCTTCACGTCCAGAACACGTTTGACCGAAAAATCTACAGTTACAAGATTTACAACCCAGATACCCACGCTTACTTAGGTGAGTGGACAGACGTCATCAGTGAGCTTAACATTAGCCAGGAAATCAACTCTGGTGGTTCTGCTATCGAGGTAACTCTAGCTCGAAACAGCGATTCTCAGTTCCGTGAGTTCGACGTCCTGGCAGACGACACGTCTGACCCATTCTTAACTGACAGTAATAACACAATCCTTGCAGAAACTCAGACAATTAACGCGATTGGTCCTGGAACAAACGTTGACCTCAACTTGGATGTTGTAATCACAGCGTACTACGACGACGCTCCACTTGAGGGAGTTGTAGTCTTTACCGGTTACATTTCACGCTACGTTACACAGTACGGTCGAGACGAAAACACAAAAGTGACTCTGTTCAGCTACGGAGCAGACATGGACAACTACGTCCTTGAGTCTGGAGGAGCTACTCGTGTAAGCTACGAAAGTCTTGACCCAGGAATGATTTTGAGAAATGCTCTCGACGTTTTTAACGCCGACGGAGGAATCCCAACATACTTCCACAACGATACAGCACTCAAGCTTAAGGGAACGGGAACAAGCCATGCTGTTAGCAACTCTGCTCATACGCTTGGACTTACCAACGTTAACATCTTCACGTTTGCAGCTTGGGTTTACCCAGACTCACTTGGTTCACGACAGACTATTTACGGTTGTGATAACACGGCTGGATTATTCCAAATCGAGGTCGGTCCAACATCAGAAGCCTCACAAACGAATGCTGTATATGTACTCATCAACGGAACGGGTGTCGTGGTTGCAAACAACTCATTAACGGCCGGAGCTTGGAATCACATCGTCTACGTTCGAAACGGTACAGGAAACAACCACACAATCTACGTTAATGCAGTAAGCAAGACCTTAACAGCTCCTGGTGCAGTCGTCAACACGACAAACTTCTCATCAGCTTCTTCAATTAGACGAATTGGTGGACGTACTGCAACGAGTCAGAAGTTTAAGGGTAAGATTGACGAGCTAATGATTTTCGATTCAGCTCTCAACTCGACTCAAGTAACGGCTCTCTACAACACGAACACTCGCCCAGCGACTCCAAAGCTGTGGTACAAGTTTGACGAGAACAACGGATTTGTGGTCGCTAACTCTGGCTCACAAACTGGAGCAAACATGACACTGACTAATGGAACGTTTACTGACGACATTCCAGCTAACCTAGTAGCTCTTCAAACTGAGACTAACACGGTTGAGAACAGTAACACGGTTGTTACATATGCCTTCAACACGAACACGATTCTTGAGGTTGTTAAGAAGTGTCTTGAGCTTTCACCGACCGACTGGTTCTGGTACTACGACATGGCAACCAACTACGTCCACCTTCACCCTCGTCCGTCAACACCTGCTCATACGTTTATTCTTGGTAAGCACATTACAGAGTTGAACCTTGAGAAATACATCGAGGACTTAACCAACGTTGTTTACTTTACAGGTGGAGCTCTTAACCCATTCGTCCAAGATGTGTTTAGCGACATCGCAGGAACCGACCTATCAGCTCACGTTGGTGCTATTGGAGCAACCTGGACAAGACACCCGAACGCTAACGCAACAGCAACATATGTCATCACCGACTCTGAGAGAGTGCGTCCATCTGGAACTGGAGGCGTTGAAAACGTCTTTATCGCAAGTGGTCAATCACTTTCAGATGATTACTCAGTGCACGCAGACTACTACCAGCTTTCATATACGGCTGACTTCGGTATCATTGGTCGCGTTCAACCGTCAGCGTTGACATTCTACATGGCGAGAATCCAGCCTGGCTCAAACCAGGTCCAGCTTTACAAGTGCGTTGCTGGTTCATTTACAAGTCTTGGAACGAGTGCGTACGCAGACCCAGGAAACGGAACTACAAAGCACATCGAGCTTCGAATGCTCGCGAACAAGATTAGCGTGGTCGTTGCAGGAACGGTTGTAATTGACGTGACTGATAACTCAATCCCGTCAGGGCGACTCAGTGGATTCAGGTCAGCAGCGGTCCTTACAGATACGACTGGACTTCACATAGACAACTTCTACACGGTTAGCGATACAAACGCAGCAACCAACATCTTTAGGAAGTACACAGATGCAACCTCAATTAGCGACTACCGCAGAGGACTCCAGAGAGTTACCGACCAACGAGTTAAGCTATATGAATCAGCTGACATTATTGTTGACAGCTTGATTGACCGCTATAAAGACCCTCGTTACCGCAGCCAGATTACAATTAGCGACAAGGTGTACCCAATTGAGAGCATTAAGCTTGGCGAGTTGGTTGGATTCACAAACTTCGGTAACTTCGTTGATGATGTAACTATGCAGATTGTACGAATTGACTACAAGCCAGACAGCTTGACACTTTCACTAGACACTCTTCCACCTTCAGTTCCAAAACGGCTTGAAGACTTGAAGCGAAACCTACAGCAGGAAGAGCAAAAGGAGAACCCAACCTCTCCAAGTTAAAAAGATATAATAGATATAGGAGTACATAATGCCAGTTAAAATAATCGACCTTGGGTCAGAGACAGCACCAACAGATGACGACTTGATTATCATTCGTGATATGACAAGCGGTACGACACGAAAAATTACTCGTGCCACGTTCTTTTTGAACCCTCCAATTCCAGCAGGCGCTATCACTGAAACTATGCTTGCAGACGGTTCAGTCTCGAAGGTGAAGCTTGGTCCAGACGCTCGTACTCAGGTTCGAAGCTCAGTAACGTCTAACCCTTCGTCATTTACACCAGACCCTGATAACTATGACTTATACATTGCAACCGCTCTTGGTCAAACTCTTTCAATTAACGCACCAACAGGAACTCCTGCTCACGGACAAGCTGTGATGTTTAGGATTAAAGACAACGGCACGGCAAGGACGCTGTCTTGGAATGCCATCTGGAGAGCAATCGGTGTTACCATTCCAACCGCTACGGTCGCGAACAAGACTCTATACGTTGCAGCAAGATACAACTTGACCGACCTAAAGTGGGACGTCTTAAGCGTTGGTCGGGAGGCGTAAATGGCTAGTTCAGGAGCAATTGAGACCAACGCAGTTGGAGGTCTTGGTTCATCACCTAACCGAATGCGAGTTGAGTGGAGCCTAGCTTCACAAAACGAAGATGCTAACCAGTCAACGATTAGCTGGAATGTCCGTGGTTATGGTGGCGCAAGTGGTTATTGGACTCAAAACTTCCAGGGACGAACTTGGGTTGACGGTGCTCTAGTTCAAGCGACCGGTTCGTTTCAGATGTACCAAAACTCGATTTTCGGTAGTGGTAACTACACAATGGGTCACGACTCAGCAGGTAACAGAAGTTTCGGTATCTCAGCAGACGGTAGAATCTACTACAATACGGTTAACTCATCTGGGTCAGGTTCATGGTCGCTCCCAGGACTTTATCAGGAAATTGCGTTTAACAGTATAACGTTCAGCAACATTACAGATGTTGGGTTCGATGTGAGCGTTTCGGTAAACAGGACCGCTAACCTACTGCAGTTGAACATCGACGGTGGTGGGTTCGTCACGTACTTCTCTGGAAACTACTCCAGTAAGACCGTGTCGGTTACGGGTCCATTAAGTAGTGGAGATAATCACTCTGTCGTCGTCAGAACAAGGCGAGCTTCCAACAACAATGTAACGGATTCTAACCAGAATGTCACAACCGCTGTACAAAATAAGTTCTTTGACGCGATTGAATTCTAGAGGTTGAATTGTTATAATAAAAGTAGGAGTATATAATCTGAAATGGCCAGAGAAACTAACGAAACCAAGCTAGCCGTTATCCAAAACGACATTGGATACATTAAGGATACTATGAAGAGTTTAGACCAGAAGGTCAGTTCTCACTATGTGTCAAAGGAAGAATTCGAGCCAATTAAGAAGATTGTATACGGATTGGTGGGTTTAATTTTAGTAGCGGTAGTGGGAGCACTAGTCAGTCTAGTGGTGAGAGGATAAAATTATGAGTGAAGAGCCGCGAACAATGCTTGAGCCAGAGCACCCAACAGCAAGAACAAGAGCAATGAATAAACTTGTATTCGTCGCACTGGCGGTAGTAGCAGTCTGCATCGGAGTGTTTTTATATTGGTCACTACAGTCTACAGTCGTCTTGAAGGTTAACAATAACCCGTTCCCGAACAGAGTAGTTCATGACGAAGCAATGAAAAATGAAATTGTCATTTTAACTGTTGATTACTGTAAGTACTACAACAAGTCAGGTCATGTTAGAACAAGTTACGTAAGTAGCACGAAGGAAACGTTCCTTCCAGTTTCAGATGAACACCTTCAAGTAGGGTGCATGAAAAGAGACGTCCCAATCATTATTCCAAAGGACTTGGAACCAGACACATATAAGATTAAGTTTCGAGTAACGTATGACATAAACCCATTGAAGACTGGAATCGTTAACGAGTTCGAGAGTCAATCATTTGAGGTTGGAGATGGCCAGCAAGTTCGTTGAGAAGTTATTCCTCCAACTAGCACCATTCATCATCGTGCTCGCAGGTGTGATGATTATCTTAGTCATCATCGCTGACTCAAGAGGAACGACAAAGCAAAACAACGCGTACGTGAGAGTAATTAACTGTATTGTCAGCAAGAACGCAAACACGAGAACACAAGACGATATTGAGCAATGTTATCAAATAGTTGAGCGCGAATCGAACATCAAACTCCAGCGATACGACCGGCAGTAAGTGTTATAATTAAGATAGAGGAGAGCATATGTATCCAATAGAGATAAAACTAGCTCCGAAGTCTGTGTGGTTCACACCGGCCGAAGCTAAAGCATACTACGGTCGATATTCACGTGACGGCGTCACAATCCACTGGTGGGGTGATGGAACCGGCGCTTCTAATCATGACAACATCGTTAATTACTTCCTTCGAAGAACTGACGGAAGCGTTAACTACGTATTATCAGACAATAAGATTACAATGATGGTTAATCCTGACAACGTCGCTTGGACAAGTCAGTCAGGAAACGCTACAACTGTTTCAATCGAGCACCAGCCAACGCTAGGAGCTGAAGGCTACAAGAAGAGCGGTTGGTTGGTTTGGCAGCTTGAGGAGCGATACGGTAAAACGCTGAGGCTTTACCCACACAACTACTGGTGGCAGACTCAGTGTCCTGGGACAATCTCACTTGACCGTATTAGGCAAGAAGCAAACAAGTGGAAGAGCGGAGCGTACAACCAGCAGCCAACTCCTACTCCGACGCCTCCACCAAACTCTGGATTCGTTTGGACTAAGCTTGACAAGGTTGTTGAATATAAGTGTGTAAAACAACCTACTAATCTGTGGAATTTTAACACTACGTCTTGGAGCGGTTTTACGGTCGTGAAGGCCTTTAACGCTGGAGATAAAATAAACATCTATGGAAAAGTGGTCCACCCATTGGGCGGAACATACCTATTAACAGAGTACAGCTTCACAAACAAAATCACAAACGGATTCAACGCTGTGGATATGGAAGTTGTCTCAACGCCACCTCCACCAAGCACTCCAGAATGGCAATCAAACCGTAAGCCGCTTCCAAAAGTAACAAATATGTACACACTTGCGAACGCTAAGCTTGTCGACGTTACTAATATGGCCGTCCAAAAAGTTTATCCTCTCGATACCGAAATCGAAATTAAGGGTGAAACTAAAGTCGGCGGAAATGAGTTCTACCTTAGCACATACAGCTACGATAACAATAAGCCGACAGGTTTCTTGAAAGCAGACTTGAAAGCCTCACCAACACCACCGCCTCCAGTTGAGCCTGAAAAGCCTGAGTGGGTTAAGAATCTTCGAGACATCGACGACACGAAGTACTGGTTTGCAGCAGACCAAGAACTGATTGACATCACGACTGGAAAACCAACCGGAACGAAGTCGTTCAAGGTCAACGATGAGTTCATTGCGTCTGCATTAACTGTCGCAAACAACGTTGAGTACCGCATCACTGAGTATAGCCTGAGCAAGGGTATCTATAATGGAGTTCCTACAGTTAGCTTGACATTAACGCCTCCAGAGGTACCAGATGTGCCTCCGGTTCCAGAGGACCCAGGTGGAGGAATCCCGCCTGAACCAACGGTTCCATTGAGCGCTATTCAAGCGTTGTGGGAAGCAATCAAAAAACTCTTCGAAGGATTTTTCAACCTTTGGGGAAAGAAATAAGGAGAAGGAAATGAACTGGAACGCTATTTGGGAAGCTGTTAAAGAAGTTGCACGTCTTGCATTCTTCGCAGCACTATCAGCAGCGGTCGCTTGGGCAACAACCAAGCTTACAGCTCTAGACCCTACAAGTGTATGGGTTTTGGTTGGCACAGTCGTTCTTCGCTTCGTGGACAAGTGGATTCACGAAAACGAGAATGTTCGAGCCAGCGGTATCGCGCCATTCTAAGTTGTATAATTAGAATAGGTAACATAAGGAGTACCAT